CACTCCAGGTTGATCTGGTTCAGGCCGATGTTCTGGTCGAACAGGGCCCAGACATCAGCCGAGATGGGCGAGGTCTCGATGTCGATGGCTCCGATACGGGGGCCGCTCATTGGCAGCTCTCGCAAGGTTGATCGTCGGCCGGCTTCAGCGGGCAGGCCAGCGGGGTGTCGTCATCAAGGTCGAGCGACTGCTCGGCGTTTGCGGGCTTTGGCGTTTCGGGCATCACGTTTCTGTTCCTCAGTCTTGTGTGTCGGGTGTAGCAGTCCCGTCACGTTGGTCACATGCTTCTGCAAGTACGGGGCGGCTCCGTTGCAGAAGGCGGCAAGGTTCTGAATGCCGAACCGGCGATAGTTGTTTTCCAGACGACCCAGCAAAGCGTTGCAAGAGCGATGCAACACGGCGCGGATTGCTCCCGTCGAGTGGTCGTGGTCCAGCACCGCCTGCTCTGCACTGCACGGCAGCTGACACAGCGCACACCGAGAGTGCTGCGTCTGCAGCATATTGGTCCGGCATTCTGCGACCTCCTTGGTCTTGAGTTGCTTCATTGCTGAGTGATCAGCCGCGAGGTGATCCGGTCCATGAGGTCGAACGGGATGCCGTACATCGGGTTGCCCGGGGAGCAGACATCGAACAGGTCGTTGGGGTCCTGCCGCATCCACAGCAGGATGGCCTGCTCAAGCATGGCTTCGAGCCCAGCCCACGGGTCCTGCTCGGTCTGGTAGTACGCCTCGTACTGCCCACGCACCACGAAGCGGGCCTCCTCGCAGGTGGTCGTGCCGGCCAGCAGCTTGGCAGCCGTTGCCTCGCCGCACAGCGCCTGCTTGCCGTCAGGCTTGGTCATGCGCGGCAGGCCCGGGATGTTGTCCGCGGTGTCGCCCATGAGCATCTGCATCCAGAACCACTTGCGGCCGTACAGCTTGTCGTTGAACGCCATCTCGTACACGCCATCGGGCAGGTACACCATGCGCATGTCAGACCACGTTAGATGCCAGCCCGGCACCATGCGCATGTCCTTGTCTTGCGTGTGGATCACGACGTTGTGCGGGTTGTGCTGCAGGCTGTACGCAGCGAACAGGTCGTCCGCCTCAGCCGTGGCCGTGACGATGACCGGCGCACATGGCACGTTGTCAAGCTCAAGCACACTCCGCAGGAACTCCCACTGCTCAGGCCTGCGCCCGCTGCTGCGCTGCCCCTGGTAGGGCTTGGCCCTGGCGATGGCGTAGCGGTGCCCCTTGTGGGAGGACCGGGCCGTCACCAGGATGGCCGTGTTGCTGGCACCGCTGGCGCGCTGCGCCTGCTCGACATGGTTGATGAGGTTGGCCCGCGCCTGCCCGGGGCTGTCCGCCCCGCCGCAGGTGTACGCCAGGGCGTCGCCGTCCACCAGGAGCAGCCGGCCAGGCACCGAGTTGGTGCGGGCCTGCGGCTGCGCCCCGGCTGCGGCCTGCGCCTTGGCAAGCCAGTCCGGGGCGGTCATCAGGCGACCCCCGCCAAGGGGTCTGCCGCGGCCGTGGCGCCCTTTTCTGCGGCAGTCGGGGCCTGGGTAGCGGGCGGGTCTTCCGGGCGCTCCTGCGGGTCATCCGTGGCCGGCAGGTCCAGCTTGCCGATGCCGCGGGTCGCCAGCAGCTCGGCGATGGGCGAGCCCGGGAAGTTCAGGGCGGACCTGATCTTCTCCTGGAACACGTTCTTGGACTTGGCCGGGGCCGTGACCTCGCCCTTGTCGTTGGTGCGCGCCGGGTACTCGCCGTCGATGAAGATGCTGTCCCACTGCTCCAGATCGGCGTGGTCCCACAGAAAGCCCTTGAGCGGGGTGATTGCCGGGGCCACCTCGACCACCTTCCACTCGCCAGACTCGGGGTCCTCGACACGAGGCGGGCGGATGCTGTAGCCATCCGGGCCGCGCAGCTGGGCGGTGACCCGCTCCTTGCCGTCCTTGCCGGTCCACTTGTCGTGGAAGATCGTGCCCAGGAACGGGCGGCCCAGCAGCTGGATCATGTGCTGCGCGTCGCCTGCGTAGTTCATGCGCTGGAACAGCTTGAAGAAGTTGGCCTTCTCGTTGAGGCTCAGGCTCATGGTCTCGCTCAGGCGAATGGGCACCTTCTTGCCATCCACATCGGCGGGCGGGTGCTTCGGGCCGCTGACCTCGAAGACCAGCTCGACCTGGGCCTCGGTCTTGGGCACGCCCTTGTACACCTTGCTGTGCTTGCCCAGCTCGATGTAGCCCACCAGCCGCAAGCGGCAGTTGCCCTCGGCCGGCGGCGTGTAGTCTCCGCCGCCTTGCTTGGCCTGGGTCATGTCGGTGCCGCTCTTGGCGGCTGCAGCGCCGAGCGCCTTGAAGTCGATTGCCATTGGTTCAGTTCTCCTTGATGAATGACGGCACGTAGCCGCCCATATACCGAGACCGCAGCTCCTTGCGGAGCGTGGCTGCTCGATCCTTGACGCCGGGGATGGACTCCTCGTCCATCATTGACTTGCCCCAGCTTGTATCGCTTGGCACCGGCACCGGGATGGGCCAGTCGAAGTACCACTCCATGAAGTCCGACGCGCCCTCCATGCAGGCATGCAAGGTGGCCGCCACCTCGAAGGCAACTTCGGGCGCAGCGTCAGCGTACACTGCGTCGTGCACCTGGTTGACGAGCAGCCCGCGCTGGCCCCAGCACTGGTTGCGGTAGAACTCACGCACCGCCAGCCATGCCGCAGCCTTGGCCCACTCGCCGCCCTCGCCCTGCACCTCGTAGTTCTTGATTTCGGTGGGGCTGAAGCTGCTGTTGATGCCGCGCTTGGCAAGGTACTCAGGGCTCGGGCTCTCCCGGTAGGAGTACACCTTGCCGTCAGGCGTGCGCACCTTGGACTTGCCCAGGTGGCAGGTCAGGCCCGGCACATCGGGGTGCGGGATGACGATGCCAGTGGACTGCCTGTTCAGCTTGATCTCGTCAGTGCGGGCAGCGAAATACTTGTTGATCTCCGGGTAGCGCTTGTCGTCTGCCTCGCGCAGCTGGGCAACCAGCTCGATCTGCATGCCGGTACTCTCTGCGATCTTGGCATCGCCCGCGCCATAGGCAGCCTGGAAGCTGTAGACCTTGGAGTCCGTGCGCTTGTAGTCCCACTCCTTGACAGGGCCCTCGCCGGTGAGCTTGTTGCCCTTGCACAGGATCATCAACTCATCGTAGCTCTTGCCTTCGCCAGCCGGGCTGTTGCTCAGCCGCAGTACGTGCATGTCCAGGCCGGCCTTCAAGTCGGCGATCAGCTGCTTGCACCCGGTCAGGATCGCCTGGATGTAAATCTCCAGCGCGGTGAAGTCCGACTGGATGATCTTGCCGTCAACGAACCGGCTGACGAAGACCAGCTTGACCTTGGACTTGTTGCCCTTGGGAATGTTCTGCAGGTTCGGGTCGCTGCTGCTGAAGCGCGCCGTCACCGTGCTGGTCTGGTTGATCCGATGGTGGATGATGCCATGCTCATCGACCAGGGACAGCATGCCCTTGGACTCGCCCGTTTCCGGGTCGGTCACGATGAAGTACGTGCCCAGGTCCTTGGTCAGCTTCTGCAGTTCGCTGAAGGCTTGCAGGAACGGCACGCCGCTGTTGCCCAGCTCCTCGATCACATCGCTGGCCGTGCTGTACACGCCGGGCTCGGCTGACTGCCACGCTGCCTTGGGCTTGGTGAAGCCGGGGAAGGTGAAGTAGTCCTCGCCAATGCGGGACTTGGGCTTGCTCAGATCATCGACCTTGACCTTCTTGGTCTTGATTTCGCCGGCGTTCTTGCCGCCCTTGAACACGGCGCACTGCGGAGGGTTGCCTGCGTCAGCCCTGTTGTCGTTGGCCCATATCCAGTCAGCGGCGAGCATGGTGCTGCCGTCAGCCAGGACGTAGTGCAGTTCTTCCTTCTGCACGTACACCTGCTCGGGGTGCTTGTCGTCGAACGTGAAGCTGCCGTCAATCAGCTGGTACTCGCGGCGCTGGTACTTGACCTTGCCGCCGAAGATCAGCGCGGACTTGTGGAAGCGGCTGTTCCAGTTGAAGGGGAACGGCAGATCGGGCGGCAGGTACTGCAGCAGCAGCGCATGCACCTCGTCAACGCGGGCCTTCAACTCGGCAGCAAGCTGCTTGCCAAGCTCGACATCCACGAACATCCCGTTGCGCTCGCACTCGGTCGTGAAGATCAGCGCGCCACAGTTGAGCAGGATGCTCTTGACTTGGCCGACCTCGCGGGCACGCTTGAGCTGGCCGAGGAAGACCTTCTCGGTGTTCTCGATG